ATCACCCGTATCTACATCTACCACGTCAGTTCTATCTGGACTTACTGCAAACCATTCGCCTTGCCAAGTTTCATCATTTGCGGTAAATGTGCCGCCGTTTAAAATGTATCTATACCCATCGTAATCAAATGATGAATGACGCAATAGAACGGCCCCTAAAATACCGCCCTGATACTTTCTAGTAGCCACCATTTGACCGCTTATGTTTTAACCCCGGGGACTGATTATGTAGTGGGTAGGGCATTAGGTACAACTACATTACTTTACAATTCAACAGTAGCCAATAATAAAGAGGCTTACAATTTATACCAAGCAACCAACACAGCATCTATAATAAACTCATACGATTTAAACTTACCTGATGCAATGTTTGGAGAGCCGTTTGATAATTCTAACCCAGGGGCTTTGTATATTTACAATGGTACAAGTTGTCTTTGTAAGCCTCCAATTTCTTGCCTTAATTGAGTTTCACCGCCTCCGCTTCCATTTCCATCTCCTGTATCTACATCTACTACATCGGTTCTATCAGGACTTACTGCAAACCATTCGCCTTGCCAAGTTTCATCATTTGCGGTAAATGTACCGCCGTTTAAAATGTATCTATAACCATCATAATCAAATGATGAATGAGGCAATAAAATAGAACCCAAAATACCGCCTTGGTACTTTCTAGTAGCCACCATTTGGCCGCTTATATTTTCCCTTACTCTAAGTTGATTAAAATTAGTTGGTGAACCCGTATCGTATAATCTCCATTCTTGGGTTGATGCGTACCAACTTGTACCATCGTAAATATACAAAGCGCCAGGATTAGAATTATCAAATGGCTCCCCAAACATTGCATCAGGCAAGTTTAAATCGTATGAATTAATTATGGTTGCCGTGTTGGTTGCTTGGTATAAATTGTAGGCTTCTTTGTTATTTGCTACTGTTGAGTTATAAAGTAATGTAGTTGTACCTAATGCCCTACCCACTACATAATCAGTTCCAGGTGTTAAAACATTTGGGGCAATCATTTCAACAATCTCTAAAACCTCAATATAAAAATCATTTGTGTTATATGTACCGCTTGGAATATCAGGAGTTGCAAAGGATATAACAATTGGAGTAATTCCGAAGTAAACATTAGGGATAACAAACTCATATCTATCAGTTGAGGTAGTTGTCCATGATACAGTCGAACTAAAAGCATTTTGAAGTAAATAGTATGAACCAAGTTTTAATTTGATAGATACAGTTACATTCATAGGAATGCCTATTCTAGTAATATCAAAAATATTTACATTTAAAGTACAAGTAAAATTCAATCTTTTATCGGTACCTCCTAAAATGCCATCTCTTAAAGTTTCTGAATACCTATAAGTTGAACTCAAAGCCATTGTGTCCAAAGTATTCAACATATTTTGGTTCAAAAATGGATATTTTAAACTAACCTTTTTTAGTGCAGGGTAGTAACTCCATTGATTACCCGCTAAAGTATAAGGTGCTGCATCGTTTGAAAGGGTTAAATTATATCCAAAATTACCTGATGTATCAATTACTCCATTTGAAGATAAATAACCCCTTTCGTATTTAGTAACCGCATCATCTTCATAAACATTCACTTGGTAGAATCTAAACAAACCATCCGAAAGCATTACCCTCATTCCCCATTGCTCGCAAATATTAGTTAATACATCCCAATAACTCATTCCTACATCTGCCTGGTCTTCTTCTTTAATTACATATAAATAAGGGCTTATTTTAGAATATGCTAAAGGGTCAATCGTAATCGCCCTTGTTGGCATTGTTGATTCGTACCATTCTACACAAGTAGTAAATAGTATGTTTTCGCCATTTTGATAAAGTGGAGTAAGTTTTAAAACCTCCCACAATAAAATAGTAAACGGTTTTCTTGCACCCGTAAAATCAAAGGCAAAATCTTTTAACCTTGCAAGTCCATCTGTGGCTTTTAAATGAAATGAAAAAGGTTTACTAGCATCTAACCCCATATTTAAGTCTGGGAGAATTACCCCATACCAAAACAAATCGCCACCTTTTAAAATCTTAATATAATATTGGTCTTCTTTAGTTGCATTTACACTAGAATTTATCCAACTCAATAAAGCCGTTCCCGCTGCATCGTCTGTAATCATGCAATGTAAGTCTAATTCACTGCCTTTAATGCCCGCAAATCGCTCATCTCCCTGCTGCAAGTAGGTTAAATCAAATCCATTACCACCTAACTCGATAATGGTTTTTGTACCTGAAAAATTAATATCAACTATTTGACAAGTGTATTCTGTATCGCTTGTTGTTGTTACAACAGTCCCTTCAAATCTTACTCCCATTATCTTACCCTTTGATTAGAACGTTGAGTATTTGCAGATGCTATAATAATATCCTGACCTCTTACCAACCCACTTACTGCCATCATTGATGAACTAGGATTGTAGTTTATAGCCGAGTTGTTTGGTGCTGAAATTCCACCGCCACCGCCCGAACCGCTAGAACCTGGCTTCTGATTTGCTTTTAATGCACCCGCTACAACTCCCATAGCGCCTCCCGCTGCAATTAATGCCGCACCTTGCCCCGCTGTAATACCTGAAAACAATAAAGGAATACCCATAGCAATTAAACCCGCTGATAGAGTGCTTGCAATACTGCCTAACATTTGACTAGCCGCAGCACCAAAATCTACTTGCTCGCCCGCTAAAGCTGCGCCCGCCATTTCTGCAAATTGTTGAAAGCCTTGGGAACCTAATTGAATTAATTGGCCACCAACTTGACTGATAATAGCATCCATGGTAACAGCAAACTTACTTACACTTCCCTCTAAACCTAAAAAAGCATCTTGACCAATTGCTTTTAACTCCAAAAGTCCGCCCTTCATAGTTGCGATAGCAGGCAAACCTTTACTTGCTATATTTTCTAGATAACTTCCATTACCAGCTGCAACTAAATTTGTGCCTTCTGTTGATTTTGCTTTTTTAATTTTTGGAGCACCCTTTTCATTAATCTCTTTTATCTTTCTTACATGAGCTTCTTCTGCTTGTAAAATTAATGCTTTGGTTTTTCTATAATCTGCTAATTGTGCTGCATCAATTTCTTGATTACCAATTTTCATTCGATTGGCGTATTCTTCAAAAATCTTTATCTTTAAATCAGACTGCTCTTTAAGTTTATTGTACTCATCATTTGCGGCATTTATTTGCCTTTGCTTATCGGTTAAAATATAATCCTCTAAAGATTTATTAAATGAATCTTGCTCTTTTTTTGCATCTGCTATACTTGATGCAGTTTCTTCCATTGCCTTAGAGTAGTTATATAAAGCCGCTACTGCTGCCGTAAGAATAGCTGCACCTGCAAATATTGGGTTTGCCATTATAGCCGTACCTAGTGAAGCTAAAGCAGGTACAACATTTAGTTTAATAGTTGCACTTAATGCGGTAAAAGAATCACTTAATCCACCCAATGCTTGCAAACCACTAACTAAAGCAATACTACCTTGAACTTTTAACATGGTTTCTTGTAGCATTTTACTATCACTACCAAACAAAGCCATAGCACCTTGAGCCGCTGCAAATGCACCCGCTAATCCTTGCCCTACCCCTAAAGCCGCAGTAAGTACAGGTGTATCACTTGCCATTGCCTTAGTTATTTCAGTAACATCACCAAGTTTATTTTTGTATTCACCCGCTTGCCTTGCCGCATCTAAAAAGGCCGCACTATTTGTACCTTGTTGTTCTGCTAAAATTTGAGCCGCTTTAAATGTGGCTCTATATTCTTGTTGGATTGTTTTTTGTGAACTAGATATGGCCTCACTTGCCTTTGCAGTAGATTGAGCCATTTCGGCCCCGCCTTGCTTTATGGCTTGCGTTGCTTGGTCTAACCCAGTGGTTACTCCTTTTGCATTTACTGAAAGTAATATATTTATATTCTTATCTGCCATTTTCTAATCTCTCGAATGCTTTTTCTAATCCTTTAAAAAAATCCTTTTTTGTTGTTATCTTTTCATCCCAAGGGAATTCTATTACTTTTCTTGCCGTTAATCCTTTTGAGTATGGACTTAAAACCCATAAACCTAGAATCCTTAACCTTTCCCATTCTTGCCTTTCTCTGTTTTCGTTTACTAATTCAAACCCTATAATCGATTTAAAAAAGTATTCTACCGAACTATCCCAAAACTTATCTTCACTCCACCCTAGCCCATAAGCCCAACACTCACATACTTCTATTGTGTTAGGCTCGGTACGTTTGGGAGGTTCTTAGTCCAAAATGCTGATACCTCTGCGCTAAATGCTTGCATTACTACTACCAAATCGCCACCGCCTCCATTATCCAAAATATCATCAGTTTGTTCTATTGTGATTTCTGGCATTGAAGCTTTTAAACCCTCGCAAAGAATAATTGAAAGTACATCGTAATCTACTCCCATTTCCTCTACTTTGGAAAATGAATCAATAATTTCGCTTGTTTTCTTTCCTGTTTGTTTTTCTAGGTTCCTCAATGCTTTCATTGAGAATTTAAATTCATAGGTTTTGTTGTTGATTGTGATTGTCATGTGTTTATCTTGATGTTGTTAAAAAATAATCTTGTGCTTTTTCAAATACTCCATCTTGGCCGCTTGGATAACTAAACATATCCACTTCGCCCTCATAAGTAATAACTTGAATTGGGGATGGGGTTTTAACGAAGTCTAACGCATTTCTAACCGCTGCCCCTATCGAATCTATATCACTTTGCTTTTTGGCTACAATGGTAATCTGTATTCTAGTTTTATCCATTGTACTTACTCCGCTTTTGGTGTTGGTTGGTAAGTTGGAAATAGCTTGAAAAACGATATAAGGAAAGGCAACCGTTTGAGGCGCTTCTATTGGGTATATCTTAGTATTTACAAGGTTTGTAACAGCCGTTGTAGTTGAAAGAATCCCATATATAATAGTGCTTGCGCTCATAGTGTAAAACCTCTTTCGATTAATTCTTTGTTTATAATTTCATTTACTCCTGCCATTAATACGTCTTCGCCTTTTGGCTTAAATTCGTCATAGCTTTTTCTTATCACTCCAATTGTAGGAGGTAAAATTTGCCCTCTGTTAATCTTAGCCCCGTAAACTTTGCCTATTCCACCAATTTTAAGAAAAACTCCCCCAAGTGGCCTATTTGCCGAATACCTTATTTTGGTTCCATACTCTAACAAATGGGCCGCATTGCCTCCACCACTTAAACCGCCTTTTGCACTTGTATATCTAGGCCCTACATAGTAAGAATAATACTTACCATCTGCTTTCCTTTTATACATTTCAATTGAATCCACTAAGGCGCCCGTTTTATCGTGGCCCGCTGCTATGTAGTTTTGCTTGATAGTATTAACCATGCCTTGGGATGCCTTTTGAACTACACTATAAATCTCTGCACCATCAATTGTAAAATCTTTGATGCTTTTAATAGTGTCTTCTAAGCCTTTAATCTCAAAGTTAATCATTGTCTTTAGCTACTCCCCTTATTTTATAGCCCTCATTTAACCTAGTGCCAAATTCATCAATTGAAGTAATATTGAAATCTTTACCCCTCCAAGTTATTCGCATGGTTTCATTTATGGTCAAACCCGTTGCCCTTACTTCGCAATCAATGACAATATTTGCCACCTTTTCGCTACTCTGTTGGCTTTCGTTCCCGCCCGTTGGGGTAACTTTAGCCCACAAAGTATAAAGAGTGGAATAACTAACACTAGCCCCACCATCACTATCTCTAGTTGTGGTAGGGGTTAGTATTAATATTTGTTGGTCATATTTTCCGAAGTTAATACCCATTAAGCTACTGTTCCTTGGGTTGGCGCTCCAGTCAATACCAATGAACCGCTAAAAGTTACAGCATCTTCCATTGGTGCAGTAGTGGTTATTGAGGTCAATAAACAAGTACCTCCATAAGTCTTATCACCTACTACGGCCGAAGTGTATAAAATGGTTAATGTGGTCTTATCTTCGATTGCGGCAAAAGCCTCATCAAATCCCCACGTTCCATCCTCTGAAAAAATACCATCAAAATCAAAGCCACCTGAACCTTGACCATAAATTGATTCTTTCCATCCTTCAGAAGATTTATTTGATACATCAATAACAGCTCTTTCTAATTTGAAACTGTTTGATTTTAATTTTGCTACGGTTGTGCTACCTACTTTTAAAAGTATTGCGGTTCCGTTCATTGCACCAGTTGAGGCCATATCTTTATTTTATTAATTTGTTAGCTATTTAATACGCAACTAATTCCAGTGGTTGCTGCACTTCCTGTTGAGAATACTTTTTTAACTGCCATAGGAAAAGGCACCCCCGCAGCAATGTAAATATCTTGCGCTCCAAATCCGTTTACTGTTGTAGTGTCGGTATCTTGCGACCATGCAGGCAATACTCTATAAGTTCCCGAAGTAGTAACAGAAATACAACCCTCTAACCTTACTGAACTTTGAAAGTCTGCAATTTTTCTATAAGTGATTAGAGTAGTATTTGCGCCTCCTAAATCAATTGCCGAACCGCCATAAGTTAATGAAAGTTGGAATGTATCACCACTTACTCCCACCACAAATACAATCGCATTAACTGCCAATCCCGTACCCGTAATTGTTCCCAAAGAATTTATTACTAATTGGTCGCCATTTGCAAGGTCATTACCTGCTAAAGTGAATAAATCACTCGCTATTGTTGCGCTTGTTGGAGTTGTTGCAGTTCCGTTTTCGGCTACCCATCCAAAACCCGTAATATAACTTGTGTTATCGGCCGTAACTGCTACGGCTCTATTTGCTATTGAATATATTTGGCTCATAATCTTTTAATTTCTCTTTTAATGTTGTGTTAATTCATTGGGGCAAAAATGAAGTTGTTTCTATATGGTTGTAATAAATATTCGCTTCCTTTTGGCATTTCATTTACTTGGGTACCCGTTACCACGTCTTGCCTATTCTCGTATAAATGACCTATAATCATATACATTGCTTGCTTAATCGGTTGCGGTACGCTTGCCGCATTTGCATATCCACAAGTAAAGTTTACTTGCAATGCGTTCATTCTATCATAAACAAATGGTACCACTTTTAATCTAAATCTTCCTGGGGTTGAGTAAACATCGCTTTCGTAACTAGATGCACTCAATGTTGCTAATGCGTTGTTGTTATCGTAATAGGTAACACTATCAACACTTATTAAAGGTGCCTTGTTTATGTTTACTATCAACTGACTTAACTCATCTTTATCAAATTGCATTGCTTGAACTTGACTTATTAACGGCATCCATGTATGACCTTCTACAATACCCCTAGCTGCGGTAATCAATGAGGTAACAAACGTTTGTTCGCTATCATCATTTAATCGCAAATAGGCTTTAACCTCTGCATAAGTCAAAGGCTCTGTTGATGGTCCCGTTACAAGTCTATAATTAGGCATTACTTTTTAATTGCTTTTTTCTTTTCAGGTGTTTCAATGAAATCTTTTGATACCGCTTTTTCAATTGGTTTTTCTTCTTCAACCAAAACGGCATAACCAAACTCAATTAACTCATTTGATAATGCTTCGTTTAACTCGGCTACTTCTCCCTCGCTATAAGCTAAGTTAAATCTTCCAGTTGGCTGCTTTATAAATTTAATTTTTTTCATTATTTTTTATTAAAGGGGATGAGCCGAAACCCACCCCCAATTAAACACAACAACCCTTTTTAGTTTGCTAAGATGTCTTTTATTGCACCAATTGCACCTGGTTGCTTAACTACAACATCATTGTACTGATTAATTGTAATTGCTCTGTAACCGCTTCTTGCACCTGTTGCATCATCAACTACTACATCAATACCACCGAATTGACCTACTACTACTTGAGAGAAATCTCCAAATAATAAAGCTGAACAAACTGCACCTGATGAAGCTTTGGTAAGGTCGCTTGGTACACTTGAAGTACTCAATACGTCATAACCAGCAATCTTACCATTGGCACCACCAAAGAAAGAGTTGTAAGGGATAATCATTGCACCAGAACCTGAATCAATTGGAGTTTGCATAGCTTCTGCAAATACCTTTGGATTGGTAATCCACTTACACATATCTAAGTTAGCATTTGCGTTGGCAACTGCTTTGTATAAGTCCATTACTTTTGCGAATGAAATAGCGGCTCCGTTTGTATCCATTGCTACTGATTGGATTCCACTTGTAGCCAAAATACCTGTAGGTACTCCACTAGAACCTGCACCATTGATAACTGCATTTTGTAACGCTTGTGCCATTCCTTTCATGATGTCTTGCAAAATCATGTTTTCTACGCTTTGGTTGGTTTGAATTAACAAACGCTTTGAAACGTTAGTAGCACCATACAATAACTTAGGAGTTAAAGAACGATTTACCAATGTAGGGTCTGCAGGGGTTTGAGTTCCTGTTTCACCATCTGCCCAACCAGTAGTGATTGCGGTACCAATACCTGGGATATCAGTATTAGCTGAAAGTCCTGAAAGTTTTTGAAAACCTGCTTTCTCCATAATTGAATAAGCAAACAAAGCATCAAACCAATCCAATTTAATAGTAGGGATTAAGTAACCACCACCCGCACCACTTGCAGCGGTCATGGTTCTTTTTTCCATGATAGGCGCAATGATATTAGATAATAATTTGCTTGACAAATAATTACCTCCTGCGGTGATACCTAATGAACGTGCTTCGTTAGCTGATTCTTGCAACATTTCTGCTTCAAATCCAGTTACTTTGCTACCCTCGCTTACCATTTTAGTAAAAGAGAATTGGCGCATTTCTTTGTCTTCTTTGTTTTCAGATTTAGCACCATTTGCAGCGGCATTTTTAGCGGCTTCTTGGGCTGCTCTTTTTTCCACTTGCAAAGCTAATTCCACTTCACCGTTTAATCTTTCTTCGCTTTGCATTGAAGTTCTTAACTCGGTTTGTTCTGCATCGGTCAAAGTTTCTTTTGCCGATAAGTCAGCTATTTTAGCTGTGAAGATTGAACGTTCTTCAATCAATTGTTTACTTGTTTTCATTTCTTATTTGTAGTTTAAATTTTTCTCTTAACTCTGCGCCTGTTGGTTGTTTTGGTATTACAATTTCGTCAATTATACTTTGGCTTCTTGCGCTTACTGTTGCATTTGCATTTTCGTAAGCCTGAAAAGTAACCCCGCCTATTTCATAGATTTTATCAATTTTTTTGATTGTTCTATAAACCTTTGAAGTACCATCAGGATTCTCTCTGCGCTCCCATTCCGAACCCGTATCGGCATTACTTGAAAATATAAAACTTGAACCTTTAATAAATCCTAGTTTAATGTCTTCGGCCAATGCTTCAGCACATTCATTTTTAGGCATATAAGAATATCTCAATGCTACATCATCTTTCATTAGCATAAGGTCATCTGATTTGCCCGTAATTCTACTGCATAGCAATTCTAATGAGTGGTTTCTACATGAAACTACATCAGACATTTCGCACTCATCTAAAGCAGTTGGTAAAATCATTTCCATAAATGAACCAAATGCAGTTCTAATTTCAGTCCACTGATTAAAAACTACACCCGTACCATGCACCCACATTGGCATAGATTCAGATTCAGATTCACCCTCGCTTCTTAATTCAATATTGCCCATTACACTTCGTAATTCGGCATTATCGCTAAAACTTTTTATAATTTCTTTCTCGTTTTTCATCTTAATTTAGTCCTCCGCTTCCTGCTTGTTTTTGGCTTGCTTGACTGTTATCCTTACTTGCCCAAAATTCATCCTCCATATCTGCGGGAATCATGTTTACTGGGGTGTAGTAAGTCTTGCCAAAGTCCTCTGAAATAGTATTTAAATCTAAATACCTCCTAGCATCGTTTCTGTTGATAATGCCCGCATAACTTAAAGTCTTCAAGTAGTTAGCGGTTGAAGTCATATCCCCTCTCATTAATTGAGCAACCTCAAACTTAGCATCTAACAACTCCATTTCATCAAATCTGAATAGCTTTCTTTCTACTTCTTGCTCTAGTTTTACAAACCAAGGCATTAAGCAATCTGTTACATATTCGATATTTAATTGCTCTAAGTTACTTGAACCCGTAGAACCTGATTGTAATTTACTTAATGGCATCCTAAACCATCTAGCTATTTCGGCCACGCTAAACTCTCTACTCTCCACCATTTGAGCCTCGTTTGGTTGTGCGCTCATCTTTTGGAATTTAACACCCGAATGTAAAAGTGCTATTCCGTTATTGGCCCCGTTTTGAGTTGAATAAGAGTTGACAAATGAATCTTTAATTTTCTTGCCTACATTCTCATCTTTGATAACCCCTGGTACTTCAAGATAACCTCCCAAAGTTGCACCATTACCAAAGAAAGAACCCGCATAAGTTTGAAGTGCTAATGCTGAACCGATTGATTCGGCACCATAAACCAAAATTGATTTACCTACCAATCCATCACCAAGTCCACGAACATGGAAAATATTATCTTCACTAAAGTTTCCGATTATTCCCGCTTCAATATCATTCACCAAGTAGTAAAGTCTTTGGTCAACTATTGATACCGTTACATATTTTGGATTGATTAAATATAAATCGGTTGGTGTTGCGTTTTTATCCCTTTTGATTAAAGCATAGCCATTACCATAAAGTAATGCGTTCTTAATTAAAGTTTGTCTGAATGTAAAAGGGGTTGCAAGGTTGCTAGGCATCTTGTTTAAAAGTGCGCTTGACCTATGCTTAATTTTTGTTTTATTGCCCTTAGAATCTATCTGAAATACTAAGAAAGGTACCTTTGCGGTATCTTCGCTAATGTTTCTAAGGCATGAATAGAAAGTGGAAACCATAATAGCCGTTTGGTCGGTAACTGTCTGACCAGTATTGTTCATGATTGAACCAAAGAAAGATTGAGCCGCATTTAAAACATAGTTCTGCTCGGTAAGCCCACCATAAGTTTGTGGTGCCTTACGTTCTTCCCTACCGAAATTTATTCCAAATAGTTTCATTCGGGTTCAAATTTACATCTGTTAAGTAAAATAAAATATATCTGTTTGTTATTGTTAGTTTTTTTGTTAGTTTTGTAGTTGAATATTTGTGGTGGATATTCAATTTAAGACATTAAAAAAATTGCCTGATAGAACCACCACTCTTGACGGCATTTTTTATTTATGGAAATATATAAGGATGTAGTAGGTTATGAGGGTTTGTACCAAGTGAGCAATTTGGGCAATGTAAAGTCATTTAAATGGGGCAAAGTACGATTATTGAAGCTAGGTTCTGATAGCTGTGGTTATTTGGTAGTTAATTTGCACAAAAATGGTAAGGTGAAAATGCGAAAAATACACCAATTAGTAGTCGAATCGTTTTTATGCCACAAACCTGATGGATATAAGGCTTTAATCGTAGACCATATAAACAACAACAAACTTGATAATCGGTTAGATAACCTTCAACTAGTAACGCAAAGACACAATATCTCCAAAGATGTAAAAAATGTAAGTAGCAAATATACTGGTGTTTGTTGGGATAAATCTAAATCAAAGTGGAAGTCTAGTATTCATATTAACAGCAAAGATAAACACTTAGGCTATTTTCCCAACGAACTAGAAGCGCATCAAGCATACCAAAAAGCCCTATCTGCTATTGCGTTACCAAGTTGATTTCATTACCCTAAACGTATCGTAGTCTTTATACTTGTTTTTCCCTACT